CTATTCCAAGGTGGCCAGCCAGTCGACCGTCTGCTTACCTCCCCACCGACTGCCGTTGACGCGGTACAATCCAAACGTAAATCCTGTAGAACTCAGTTCGTATATCTGAATAGAGAAGACGTCATCTTTATTTCCCTGAATTGAAGTAAATACTTGTGGCGTAGAGGGAAAAGGTCTTGGGAAATTGATTCGCTCTCGGTAGATATTGTCCGCGGAGCCGAACGTTGTTGTGCCACGCTGCACCAGTTTGGTCAGTCGTTCTTCTCGGATTAGTCGTGTCGAGAGGGAAGAAATTTGGAGATTAAGATTCTTAATTTGACCCGCAATTTTTTGCGCGTCTCGGACGGGCAATTTTTCACTTTGTGGCCAGCGAATATTATATGGGGTCACGGTTGTGTTTATTGAAACGTCTGCGCCCTCAAACAATATTTCGCCTGGCTTTATTGGGGCTCTAGCGCATCTAATCGTAAATGCCCGATCAAAATTAATTTTCCCGAGTGGCTTGTTGTCTGCAATATTCCGATCTCCCAAATCTGATCCAGTGCACTTGACGTGAGCATCGGTGGAAACGCTAGTTATCGTAGTATTGAATGCAGGGTCCTTTTCTAGTTGAACAACTAGATTGGTTTCGCTCATGGATTGGCGCACAATGCGGAGTCCTTTGCTCTCAATCTCCATGCATTGATTCAGAGATTGCAATTTATCGTTACTGACTATGGATGATTGAGTAATGCTGACGTCCATTGTGGCCAGATATTTTGACGTTATATTGCAGAACGATTCAACCCTTTCCTGATTGGTAGAGCCAGTCATAGTTAAGGATGGAATTTTGGCCGCAGCGAGAGCGGCCGTCGCGATACTATTTGCTGTGCCGATGCCAATATTTACTGCCTGTTGGCTAACGGATGCGTCTTGTTTGCACAGATAGCCGTAGGCCGATGAGATTGATTGGGAGCTGTCCATTGACCGGAACTCATCTCGTACTGCGGCCAAATGAACGTCCCTGCAGACGCTTGCTAACGAATTTGACGACACGCACAGCATGACGCCAAGAAGCGCTACGACATATCGCACGAGATCCTCCACCATTGCGGAAGCCAATGATGATGTCGATGCGGCCTGTGTCAACGCCGAATAGTCGCGGCAACGGCCGGTACGTCAGACGTAGTGGAGCAGATCTATCGCTTTCTCACTGCGGCTCGACGCTTGAGCCCATCCGAGATCCCCTCGACGGCGTTTAACGCGCTGCGCACGTCCTCGACCTGGGCGCGGAGATAGCGGGTCGTCGTCTTGATGTCCGCGTGGCCGAGCAGGCGCTGCACGACCTTCAGGTTGCCGGATGCCTTCAGGGTCCGGGTGGCGGTGGTGTGGCGCAGGTCGTGGAAGCGGAAGTCGTGGATCTTCGCCGCCGTCAGCGCGTCCGCCCAGACCTTGCGCCAGCCGTTCTTCGAGAAGGGCCGCCGCTCGCCCTTCGGGGTGCGGCGGCCGGCGTAGCGGTCCCAGCGGCCGCGGGCCGTCGCGTAGGTAAAGACATGGGTCGGGTGGCGCTTCCGCTCGGCCGAGAGGATGGCAAGTGCGGTGCGCACTAGCGGCACGATGTGGACCTTGCCGCCGGGCTTCCGGCTCTTGGTCCGCAACCGCAGGACCTGCTCTTCCCAGTCGACCTTGTCCCAGGTCAGGCCGATGACGTTGCCGAGGCGCTGGCCGGTCAGCAGGGCGAAGCGGACCATTGGCCGGTAGTCGGGCCGCAGGGCGGCCAGCAGGCGCTTTTCCTCGGCCGCCGACAGGGTGCGCTCGGTCTCGTCGGGCTCCTCCAGCAGCAGCTGGCCCCAGTCCGGCATCGCCACCTTGACCTTCGACACGGTCTCGGCGCGGCGCAGCACCCGGCGGAGTAGCTCGGTCTCGCGGTTGACGGAAGCCGGCGCCACCTGACCACGTCGGCGGGCAATGTAGGCGGAGATGTCGCGGGTCTCGAGGCGATCGAGACGGGTGGTCCGGTCGAGGCCGCGCAGGATGTACTGGGTGAGGTAGCGGGTGGTCTCGGCCGAGGCCTGGCGGTGCGCCACCTCCAGCCAGTAGACGCCGAAGGCCTCGTCCAGCGTCATTGTCCGCTGGCGCTCGACCTTCTCGCCGGCGAGCGCCTTGGCGCGGATGGTGGCGGCTAGCCGTTCGGCTTCGGCTTCGTCGTCCGTGCCAAGGCTGTCGCGAAATCGACGACCGTCGATCGTGAAGTTGCAGTACCAGTGCGGCGAGCCCGGCCTCTGCTTGATGATCCGTGCTCGTCTGGCCATAGCCGCCTCTCATCCCGGTAGTGCCCGCGCACGTCGCCCCACCGGTACTTTGGGCGCTTGTTCGGCACGACGTAGGGGATTTTTCCCGCCTTGATGGCGGCACGCAAGTGCCGTTCGGCGACGCCGATCGCGGCGGCCGCCTCCGCCAGCGACAGCAGCGCGTCGTCGTGCAGCTCGTCCGGGTGGCGGCGGGCGGTTGTCATGCGGCGGCCGATGCCGCCTCGGGCGGCGCGTCGAAGATGCCGAGCTGGCCGCGGCAGGGGCGGAAGGGCAGGGCCGCGACATCTGTCAGGACGAAGCCCCAGGGGCCGAAGAACCAGGGGTCGTCCGCGCGCTGGTTGACGCAGGCGATCAGGCGGGCCTGGCCGACGATGCCACCGCGGGCGATCGTCTTCGGCCCGGGCAGCGCGATGCCGGGGAAGGTCTCCGCCACCCACTCGTACCCGTCCTGGTCGACCCGTAGGCCGGCGTGGATCAGCAGCGGGCCGCGGTAGCCGGTGTACCAGCTGCGGTTCTCGACGCGCTTGTGGCCGTGGCTGATCAGCCACGCCCAGGGTTGCTGGATGGAAAGGGCCTTCATGCGTTCACCCATGGAGAGGCGGGACGCGGCATCGAAAACGTCCGTTCCCGCGTTGGCATTTGGACCGAGGTGTCGGCACGAGCGCGCTGGCCGACTGTCCAACTTGAGAGGTGACGATGCTGGAGTTTCCCCCTGATCTGGCCCCTGCTCCCAGCGAGGACCCGCCCGGCGTGACTTTCAGGGCGACTGACGACGGGCGGTCGATTACCTGCCTCATCTCTGAGGACGCACTGCAACAGGTGTTCGGCGCCATGGGGGACCTGCTCGCCACTTACCGCGAGAATGAAGCGCGGATCCAAGCGGCTGCGGCCGACAAGATCGACGCCGGCCGGTGGATGAACACGGACCGTATCAATCTTGATTCTGGTGACTTCAACGACGACGGGCCGATCGTACTGCCGGTCTGAGTAGCTCGGCCTTCGGCCGACCCACTCCGACCTGAGCAAGGCGTCGGTCACGATGCCTCCTTTTCGGCCGCCGCCGGCCAAGTTGTCGATGACGAGCTCGTGGGGGTGGGGCATCGCGACGGCCGCAGCGCTGGATTGGCAGCTAGGGCTGCCCGCAGGGGTGCCATCGCCTCGCCGTAGCCCCACAGGTCGCCGTCGCAGATGTAGGCTGGCCAGGGCCCGAAGTAGCGCGGATTAATCTGCACGCCCTCGCGGATGTAGCCCGCCAGGGCCTCGACGACGGCGCGGAGGGTGCCGCCCTCGGAAAAGTTATGCCAGCCTTCCCGCTGCGTGACGTGGACGTTCCGCCCTGTCTCGCGGTCGACCAGGATCAGGCGACCGCCGGTATCGAAGTCGAACCGGCTGACGCGCTGGTGCTCTTCGCTCCAGAAGAACCGGCGACCGACCTTGGCGATCTCTTCGATCACGGCGTTGGCATGGGCCGCGCGCTCGGTCCTGGTGTAGTCGGCGGCCATCATCGCCCCACCCCCGCCGCCCGGCGGCAGTCGCGCGCGTTGAAATCGACGATCTCCGGGTGCTCGAACCACCAGCGGACGATGCGGCCCAGCGTCTCCGGGTCGCGCGGCACGTCGTCGACGAGGTGCGTCAGCAGGCGGCTGCCGACGCGCAGCGTCGCCTGGTGGCCGCCGTCGTCGCGCACCTCGACGACGAGGTCGACGGGGATGGTGGTCGTGACTGGCACGAAGGGTGGGGACGGCCTGGCGGCCGCCCCCTTTCCTGCTGGAGCGGCGGCCATCAGGCTGCCTTCTCCGGCAGGCCCTTGTAGAGCGGCAGGCCGGTCTGCGACTGGGCGCGGCCGCAGGCCTCGGTGACGGCATCGGCCAGCACGACGTCGGCGCGGTAGAGCTGGTAGAGCCAGGAGATCGAGCCGCCGACGACGCGGTAGCGCAGGCGCACGCCCACCCGGTAGAGGGCGCCGCCGCGGAACACCGGCACCCCGATCAAGAAGAGGTTCGGCACCTTCAGCGGCGCGCCCGCGTCGTCGCGGTGGTCGCTCTCGTAGGCGATCTGCGCTTCGCCAGTCGACAGGTTCACCGCCGACTTGACCCGTGCGTTCTCCACCACCTTCAGCCCGCGCGACAGCTCCAGCAGGCGCTGGGCCGAGGCGAAGGTGCCGCCGAGCAGCCGGCCCAGCTGCGTCACCCGGTCGGCGTCGGCGCTCTCGTCCGTGAAGACCGGCGGCGGCGGCACGTCGCCGATCCGGTCCTCCAGGAACTCGGCGAACTCCGCCTGGTTCATCTTCTCCTCGTCCTTCTCGGCCCAGGCCTTCCACTCGTCGGACAGGGGGAAGGGATAGACGGCGCCGTGCCGCCCGAATCGCGCCGCGCCCTCCGGCCCGGCCTGGTGGTAGTCGAAGACCGCCGTCAGGCCAGGCGCCTCGGGCGTGGTGTCGGCGAACAGCGCCGAGCCGTCGTCGCGAAAGCGCAGGGTCAATGCGATAAAGCTGTCGAGGTCCTGCAGCGTCGCCTGGCCCGCCCGCCGCTCGGGCGCGCCGCGCCACTCGTCGACGAACGGCTTGGTGCTTTTCAGCTCCAGGCCTCTGGGCACGACCACGACCTGTGCCGTCTCGGTGCTGCCGTTCTGCAGGCCCAGCGGGTAGGCGTGGACGTGATCCTTGGCAAAGGCGAGTGCGGCCTGCACGTCGCCGGCATGGTTGGGTTCGGCCATCCTGGTGGTCTTCTCCTGGGGTTGGGCGGGTGGTCAGACGGACCGGACTTCCCGCCGGTCGTCGATGCTGCGCAGCGGCAGCTCCTGTTGCCGCGGGTTGCGGCGCGACAGGTGGTTTTCGGGCGTCGTCCAGAAGACGGACTTGGCCCGCTCGGACTTCGGCAGCTTGATCTTGTATTCGGCCCGCACTTCCAGCAGGCCGTTGTCCAGCTTGAAGCCGATGGTCAGCGCCAGCGTGGCCGACGGCTTGCCCCCGCGGTCGCGGACGTGGTTCTCGAGCGCAGCTACGATCTCGACCAGCTGGTCGGACAGGTCCTGGTGGAGTTCGCCATCCTCGGCGGTGCCGATGAACTGCGCGAAGGTGTGGATGTGGTCTTGGCTCATGCTGCCTCCGGGGGCGTGGGGTCGGTGCCGTGCCAGGGGCCGGCGCAGGGGTGGAGGTCGACGCGGAGCGCGGCGACGGTCGCCGGCGCCAGGCCGTCGGCATCGAAGGCGACTTGCAGCGCCATCCAGCATCCGCCCGTCACCGTGCCGTACTGGCCGGTCGGCAGGTGCTGCACGCGGTCGCCGCGGGCCAGCGGGGCCAGGCGCTCCACTTGGTCGCGGCGCACCGTCAGGTCGCTGCCATCGTCGCTGAGGGTGACGACCAGCCCGCCGCCGGCCAGGCGCCGGGCGATGGTGGCGGCGACGGGCCGCATGCCCGGCCGGCGCAGCCGCACGCGGTCGCCGATGCCGATCGAGGCGTCGGCTGCGGCCGGCGGCAGGCCGCGGGCCGCGCGCGCGACCGCGAGCGACACGACGGGGCCGAGGGTGAGGAGGCCGGCGGTCACCACGGGATCTCGCTGTCTTCCCCGGCCTCGCGGAGGGTGGCAGAGACCAGCGACTGGATTGCCAGCGCGAGGCCGCCGGCCGACTGACCTGCGCCGGTCACCGCCGTCCGCAGTTCCCGCCGCAGGCGGCGGTTCTCTTCGAGCATCCGACCGAGGCGGACTTCGAGGTCGTGCACACGGCTGTGCAGGGCCGCGTTGTCGCGCTTCAGCCGGGTGTCGGCGGTCGTGGGCTCGGCGCCCTCGGCGTCGGCGGGTGGCGGGGCGGGCCGTCGCTTGCTCATGACATCACCATCTGGGTCAGGTGGAGGAGGAGGGCGCGGCCGACCGTCACCCCGGCGGCCCAGGCCGCCGTCAGGGCCAGCACCAGGCGCAGGCGCCAGGCGTGGCGGGCGAGCGTGGCTGCCGCCCGGGTGGCCAGCCGCCGGGCGATCGCGCGCCAGTCGGGCCGGTCGAGCGGCCGGGTCCGGTCGGCGCGGGGGCCGGGTGCGGGTGGCCAGCCGGCGAGGCTGGCGGGGTCGAGGGCAACCATCAGGCGGCGTCCATCATCCGCCGGGCCGGCACGCGGATGCGCGGGCGGGACCGGGCGGCGATCTCGATCGGCGCCGCCGCATCCAGCAGGCGGGCGGCCATCGCGCAGGCGGCCTCGCGGCAGCGGTCGAGCTGCTCGCGCGTCCAGCCCAGGCCGATCAGGTAGGCGTCGGTCACGCAGTCGTCGTGATCGGCATACAGGGCGGCGATGTCGCGGGCGAGCGTGCCGACCTCGTCCTCGCCGCCCCGCAGCGGCGGCGGTGCCGGCGCCGGGCTGGCGGCCGCGGCACCACCGTGCCGGCGGTGCCAGTCGGCCTCGGCCAGCAGGGCGGCCTCGTAGTCCGCCTGGGGGATGTGGCCGTCGCGGGAGAGGTGCAGCTCCTCCAGCGGCGACAGGGTGAGGGGGGCGATCTGCATTATTCCGCACTCCACGCTGGACAGTTAAACCCGGATAGGTTGAATTGCGGGCGCGCACGACGGGTGCGGGCCGCAGGGGAGGGACCGATGGGCAAGCTGATGCTGGTGGTGGGCGGGATCGCGCTGGTGGCCCTGATGGCCGGCGCGCGCGAGCCGCAGGACGTGCGCCCCGCCCTGGCACCGCAGTTCGCGGCGATGGATGCGCGGGCCGAATGCGTCGGCCGCGGCGTCGCCTACTACCGGGCGATCGGCTCGTACCCCCGGCTCAGCGGTGGCGCCGATGCCGCGTCGACCGCCTACGATCTGTGCCAGCGGTCGCCGCTGGCGTTCTGAATTCTCGGACAAGGCGCTCGCTCCGCAGGCCGTGTGCGGAACGATGTACTAAACTTCCGCACAAACAGCAACGGAATTTCCGCACACCCCGCCCGTTGCGCGTGCTGGCCGCGAAATGGCAAGGTTTCTCGCCATTTCGTGGGGTCGGGATGCGGGCGTTCGGGGTGATCTTCGCGGTGGGGTGCCTCGCCTTCGGCCTCTTCGTCGCCACGCAATGGACGTTCGTGTCGATCCAGCCGATCGGCGCGCTGCCCGAGGGGGCGACGTTGGTGGTCTGGCGGCGGGGAAAGATGCAGTTGTTCGACGGGCCGGACGCGCTGTGCCAGCGCAAGATGGGCGGCGTCAGCCTGCTGTGCCGCGGCATGGCCCTGGCGGCCTTCGTGGGGCCTGACAAGCCGATCGCCCGGCTGCCCTACATCGATTTCGTCTACAGCCTGTCGACGGGCGGCGCTCGGTTCGAGCGGTAGCGGCGATGGAACTGCTGCTCATCTGGCTGGTCATGGGCGCGATCGTCGCCATGATCGCCTCGTCCAAGGGGCGCAGTGCCGGCGCCTGGTTTTTCTACGGCGTCCTCGTCTGGCCGATCGCGCTGGTTCACATCCTGCTCACGCCGCGTCCGACGGCGGTGGCCGACGAGCGGGTGATGGCGACCGGCGATCATCGCCGCTGCCCGTACTGCGCCGAATTGGTGCGCAAGGAAGCGATCGTCTGCCGCCATTGCGGGCGCGACATCGGCCCGAACGAGGGCGCGGCGCCCGCCCGGGTCGATGATCCGCCGCTCCCGCTTCAGGTCGGCTCGCGCGTCTCCAGCCAGCGGTTCGGTGCCGGCACGGTGCGAGAGATTGCGCCACTCGGCATCACCGTCGAATTCGACAAGGCGGGCCCCCAGATGCTGCCGCGCGGCGCCCTGCGGCTGATCGTCGAGGGCTAGCGCCCCCGGCCGACCGGGGTCACTTCCACTTCCACAGGCCGATCACGCGACCCTGCAGATGGGCCTCGCCGATGGCGCGCTCGTAGCTGTCGTAGCGCGTGTTGTCGGAGCTGATGCGCACCGTCGGCGGCTCGCTGAAGGCGATGTGCTGCACCCGCTTGAGCGCCAGGCCCAGGCCGTCGAACACCACGAACACCCCGGGTGGCGTCGGCACCGTGTCGCTGGTGTCGACCAGTACCTTGGTGCCGGGCGGAAACTCCGGCTCCATCGAATCGCCGAAGACGCTGATGATGCGAAGCGCGCCCATGGGCGCGGTCGTCTGCGCCTGCAGCATCGGCGCCGGCAGCTGCCACAGGCGCGAGCCGGGATCGTCGATCATCGCCTCGCTCAACTGCACACCGCCCGCGCCGGCGCGGATATCGAGTTCGGGAACCCCGGCTAACCCCTCGGGCACCTCGGGCTGCGGACGCCGCCGCTTGCGTGCCCGCTCCTCCGCGCCATCCGGCGTGACCAGGCCGGACAGCGCCATGACCTCGTCGTTGGTGATCGGCGGCTCGCCGAGGCCCGCGAGGAGCTCGGCCATCGGCTTGGTCAGTTCGGCCGGCAGGTAGGGCCGCTTGTAGTCGTTTTCGTAGAACGCGTACCCGCTGGGGCTCTTGCCGAGCTCGCGGGCGACATCGCGGACGGTGAGGCCGGCCCGCTCGCGCAGGGCTTTCAGGGCCAGTGCGGACTCGGATTGTTTTGCCATGCGGCGGATTGTGCGGAATTCCCGCACGCTGTCAGTGCGGAAATTCCGTTGCTGGTTGTGCGGAAGTTCGGTACAAGGGCACATGGCTGCCGTTCAAACCATCATCGACCGCTTCGGCGGGGTCCGCAAAATGGCCCGGGCGCTCGACCTCGGGGCCAGCACGATCCAGGGCTGGAAGCAGACCGGCTTCGTGCCGTCGCCGCGCATTCCCCAGATCATCGCGGCCGGCCGCGCCCAGGGCATCGACCTCGCCCCGGCCGACTTCTTCGACCCGGAGGCGGCGGCCCCAACCTCGGAGGCCGCGTGATGTCGTCGTCCGATCATGGCGGCATTCTGCCGCCGCACCGCTCGCCTGTCCGTTGCGAACCGCAGGCAAATTTCGCGGCGGAGATCGCCGCCCGGCGGCAGGCGCTGCTGGCCGAGACCGGCCGCATCATCCACGAGGGCCGGACCCCGCGCCCCGTCGACCCGCTGGTCGAGCGGCTGCGCGCGATCGGCCGGGGGCAGGGATGACCAAGCTCCGCCCCGCGGGCTCGCTGAAGCAGGCCGTGATGCAGCTCATCGGCGGGCTGGGCGCGGATGCGCCGGGCGTCGCCGGCAAGTCGCTGCGCCGGCTGCACGAGTGGTCGGACCCGGACGTGGCCGACCACCCGCCGGTCGATGTCTGCCTGGCGCTCGACCGGGCGATGCGGGCGCAGGGCCTCGGCACGCCGATGCTGGATGCCTACCGGCTGCTGGTTGGCATGCCGCCGGGCGGCGGCCTGATGGAGGCGATGGACGCGCTGCTGGTGCAGCTGCTGATCGAGACCGGCGAGCTGGCGGCCGAGCATCGCGCGGCCGAGGCGGACGGCGTCGTCTGCCGCGTCGACCGCGCCCGCATCCTCGACCAGCTGGCCGACGTGCGGGCCAAGCTCGACCGCATCGCGCTGGCCTTGGCGGAGCCGGGCCAGTGACCAACCATTCCCAAACGCCGTCGGCCGAGCCGCTGCGCGCAGCCCCCCGTGCGCGGCGGCTTCCTCCCGGCCACGGCGCGCGCGCCGGAGGGGCATCGCCCCTAGTCCGAGCAAGCCGCTCCGGCGCGCATCTCTACCTGACGACGATCCGAGACACCGCTGCGCAGATCGCGGCGGCACGAGGTGGAGTGACTGGTGCGCACCCCGTCGACCACGAAAACGGGAAACGGTGCGCAGGCTACGGCTGCCTGCCGGCTGCGATGCCGGCGCGAAAGAGGCCGGGGGCGGTGCGAGCCCGCCCAGAGGATCGCTGGCAGGCCGATGCGATCCCCAGCCGGTGGAAGGCCGGCCGCCCACGCTCGGGCGTTTCCTCCCCAGCCTCGCGGCCGGCGCCGGGTAGCGCCGGCACCGGCCGCGCCTTTTCTGGAGGTGGCCGGTGATCTGGATTCCGACCAGCAGCGGCCGGCGCTTCTGCCTGTCCGAGCCGTGTGCGGCCGACATCGAGCCGGAGGACATCGCCCACGCCCTGGCGATGATCTGCCGCTGGGGCGGGCATGTTCGGGACTTCTATTCCGTGGCCGAGCATTCGGTGCTGGTGGCGACCGCGGTCGAAAACCGGTGGCCGAAGCGGCTGGATCTGCATCTGTGGGCGCTGCTGCACGACGCGGCGGAAGCCTACGTCGGCGATGTCACGGCGCCGCTGGGCCGGCTGCTGCCCGATCATGCCGCCGTGGAGCGGGCCGTGTTCGCGGCGGTCGCCGAACGCTTCTGCCTGCCGCCGGTGCTGCCGGCGGAAGTGCGGGTCGTGGATGCGGCCATCCTGATCGACGAGGCGCAGGCGCTGCTGCCGGCGCATGACGCCGACGCGCTGCTGCCGGTCGGGCTGCCGATCGGGTGCGAGATCGAGTGCTGGTCACCGAAGTGCGCCCGGACGACTTGGCTTGCCTTCTTTGAGCGCCTCCACACCGGCTACTCGGAGGCCGGCCGATGAACTGCACCGACCGCTACCTGGCCGACGCCGCCCGCGCGGCCGCGGCCCGCCGGCGCGACCGCCGGTTCGCCGCGATGGAGCGGGCCGGGCGGCGGGGTGCCGCGTGGCTCGCAGCGGTGGCCGTGCTGCTGGCCGGCCTGCGCCTGCTGGGGCTCGCCCGATGAGGCGCCAGGCGACGATGGCCGAGCTGGCCGCCTACTGGGCGGGGCGTCAGGCGCGCGGGCAGGGGTTGCCGGTGCTGCACTGTCCGGCGGCCGCCCATCGACAGATGGCCTGCTGGATCGAGGGCTGGTTGGCAGCCCACCACGTTTCCGCCGAGGCCGGGGAAATCAACGACTTGCGGTTGTTCCCCGTGCAACGCGACGGGGCGATCTGGCAGCCGGCCGAGTTCCTTTTCCTGGAGCCGGCGCGCCGCGACGGGCTGTCGTCAGCCGGCATCGGCCGCCTGCTCGGCCGCGGCGAGCGCTCGATCCGGGTGCAGGCCTGCCGGCTGAAACTGCCGGGCCACGACGATCGCCGGCGGAAGCACGCGGCATGACGGACGTCCTGTCCGGCAGCCAGAAGTGGGTGCGGGGCATCATCCCGGATGCCGTGAACCGCCCGCGCGACGACTTCTACCCGACGCCGCCATCGGCCACCGAGGCCTTGCTGGCGGTCGAGGACTTCTCGGGCCTGGTGTGGGAGCCGGCCTGCGGCGACGGGGCGATCACGCGCGTGCTGCAGGCGCGGGGGCTGGAGGTTGTCTCCAGCGACCTGATCGACCGCGGCTTCGGCCAGGTGGGTGTGGACTTCCTGCTCGACTACCGCACGCGGGCCGACTGCATCGTCACCAACCCGCCTTTCAAGCTGGCCGAACCCTTCATCCGCCACGCGCTGGGCCGCGTGCCCGGCAAGGTCGCGATGTTCCTGCGGTTGGCCTTCCTCGAAGGCATCGCCCGGCGCCGGCTGTTCCAGGGCACGCCGATCGCGCGCGTCTGGGTCTTCTCGTCTCGCGTGGCGCTCGCCCGGAACGGGGAGGCGATGGCCAACGGCGGAATGATCGCCTTTGCCTGGTTCGTCTGGGACCCGGCGCATGCCGGCCCGCCCGTCCTGGGCTGGCTGCCGTAGGTCCATCAAGGGGGGGCATCGCGATGCGAGTGGAACCGAGAGAGCGGCCGATTGTGGCCGAGCCCGATGTGCTGGAGCGGGACCCGGCGGTGCAGGCGCTCGTCGTGCGGCTCTACCGCGACGAGGGGATGTCCGTCACCTCGGTGGCGGAGCGGGCAGGGCTGATGCGCGGCAAGGCGACCCGGGTCGCCAACGACCGGGTGCGGCGCATACTGGTGGCGGCGGGCGTGCCGCTGCGCGCGGTCGAGGTGCCGCGCTACGACGCGGCGGTGGCCGACGCGGTGCCGCGCCAGCTGGCGCCATGGCCGGCCGAGGCGCGATTCGACCAGGAGGTCGCGGACCGCGAGGCCGGCGTCTACGGGCGCGTGGCGCCGGCCGCGACGCATGTCGATCGCGCGTCGTCGGCGGCGTGGGCGGCACTGTGACCGGCCTGGTGGACCTGGCCGCGCTGAAGGCGGCCGTGCCCCTCGACGGTCTGATCGGGCAGCGGGTGGCGCTCAAGCTGCGCCGCGCCGGGGAGTGGGTGGGCAAGTGCCCGTTCCACCAGGACAAGACGCCGTCCTTCAAGGTCGACGGCAAGGGCTTCTACAAGTGCTTCGGGTGCGACGCCAAGGGCGACCACCTGTCGTGGCTCCAGGCGATCGACGGGCTGGACTTCGCGGCCGCCGTGCGGGTGCTGGAGGAGATGGCGGGCGGGGCGGCACCCCGGATCGGTGCCTCTCGCCTGCCGCCGCCGCTGGCAGAACAGGCGGCCGAGCGGGTCGACGACGAGGCCAAGCGCCGGGCGATGGCGCTCGCCATCTGGCACCAGGCGGTGCCGGCGGCGGGCACCCCCGTCGTCGCCTACCTGGCGGCGCGCGGGATCACCCTGCCGCCGCCGGACACGCTGCGCTTCCATCCCGGGCTGTGGAGTGCCGACGCCGGTTGCAGCTTGCCGGCGATGGTGGCGGCGATGGCGGGGCCGGACCGGCGGATCAACGCCGTCCACCGCACGTTCCTGCGGCCCGATGGCAGCGGCAAGGCCGAGGTCGCCCGGCCCAAGATGATGCTGGGGCTGGCGGGCGGCTCGTCCATCCGCCTGGCGCCGATCGACCGGGAGACCGGCCTGCTGGGCGTGGCCGAGGGGATCGAGACGGCCCTCAGCGTGATGCAGCGGCCGGCCCTCGCGGGCCTGCCGGCGGGCATCCCGGTGTGGGCGGCGGGATCGCTGGGTGCCATCGCCGGCGCCGGCCTGCCGGGCGACCAGGGGCCGGCGCACCCGACCAAGCCCGGCGTCCGCCTGCCCTCGCACACGCCCGACCTCGGCCGGCCGGGCATCGTCCTGCCGCCCGAGGTGCGCCACGTCGTCATCCTCGCCGACGGCGACGGCGACCGGCCGTCCCAGGCCGCCCTGATCGAGCGGGCGATCCGCCGCTGGCAGCGCGGCGGGCGGCGGGTGACGGCGGTGTGGCCGGATGCCGGCGGGGACTTCAACGACATGCTGGGGAGGGATCCGTGAACCTGCGCATCCTGAAGAAACTGTCGAGGCGCGCGGCCCCGCTGCTGCCCCATCTCACCGATCACCGGCAGCAGTTCCGGGCCGAGCGCGGGGAGAACTACACCGGCCTGCTGATCACGGCGCGCAAACACTTCGAGCGCACGCGATCCGTGCACGCTGAGGTCTGGCGCCAGAGAGAGTTCAAGACGCCGGCGCGGGATGGCAACGGCTGGATTTTTCACGCGCCACCCGACCACCCCCGAAAGGGGACGATCATGGTGGGCGCCATGAGCGGCGGAGAAGAGTCCGAGTGGTCGGAGGAAACGGCTTGGGAAGCGCTCCGTGAGATCGTGTTCTGGCACTACTGCGAATGGGATCCGGGCACCGATAATCTCGTTCCTCTACGCTGCCTGCGAAGCCCCTCAGACATCTTCCGCGCGGCTGACGAGATGCTCGTGGCTGGCGAAGTCAGCCGACTAGAATGGCTGGCGTCCCGCTCGCCGGCCACCTGACCCATGTCCAGCGCTGGTCTGATGCCCGACGCCCGGCCGGCCGTCGGGACGCCCCCACCAACCCCGGCCGATGACCCGGCGCTGGATTGGCTGCTGGGCGGCCTGCCGCGCAACGACATGGGAAATGCCGAGAGGGCCATCGGCCGATTCGGGCGGGACCTGATCTTCTGCCCCGAGATGGGGTGGCTCGCCTGGATCGGCACGCACTGGTCGCTGGAGCGCGGGACGCAACTGGCGAACCTGATCGTGCAGCGCACGGCCGAGCTCATCAATGCCGAGCTGGCAGCCCGGCAGGACCCGACGCGCTACCCGGCGGACGATACCGTGTGGCCGGCGAAAGAGCAGGGTGCGCATCTCGCCTGGGCGGTGGCGACGGGGGACGTGCGACGGCTCAACGGCATGCTGCGGGTGATGGAGCATCGGCTGACGATCGCGCCCAGGGCGCTCGATGCCGACGCCTGGATCCTGCCCGTCGCCAACGGCACGCTCGAGCTGCGGTCGACCGCGGCTTCGGCCGATGGCGGCATCGCCTTTCGCGAGCACCGGCGCGACGACCTGACGACGCGGTCCGCCCCCGTCGCCTACGACCGGGAGGCGACCTGCCCCAAGACGATGGCGTGGCTGCAGCACATGCAGCCCGACCCGGAGATCCGCCTCTTCATGCAGCGGGCGGCGGGCTACGCCTTGACCGGCACCACGGGCGAGCAGTGCGCCTTCCTCTTCCTGGGCGAGGGGGCCAACGGCAAGTCGACCTTCGTCAACCTCATCCGCGGGGTGCTGGGCGACTATGCCGGCACGCTGCCGGTCGAGACGCTGCTGGAAGATGAACGCGGCCGCAGCGGCAGCCAAGCGGCGCCCGAGCTGTCGCGCCTGACCGGCGTGCGCGTGGTGTTCGCGGCCGAGCCCGAGAAGAAACGGCGGCTGTCGACGTCGGCCATCAAGAGCATGGCCTCGGGCGAGCCGATGCTCGTGCGCGAGCTGAACAAGCCGTTCTTCGAGCTCGACGTGCAATTCAAGGTGATCATGTCCTTCAACCGGCGGCCGCAGGTGCCGACCGAGGACGAGGGCATGTGGCGGCGCCTGCGCCTGGTGCCCTGGCCCGTCATCATCCCCAAGGACGATCGCATCCCGGACCTCCATCTCCGCCTGCTGCGGGAGGAGGCGCCGGGCATCCTCAACTGGATGCTGGATGGGCTGCGGGTCTGGAAGGAGACGGGCCTGGCGGCACCCGAGGCAGTGCTGGCGGCCACCGACAGCTATCGCCAGGACCAGGACCCGATCGGCGAGTTCCTGGGCGATGTCACCATGGCGATGCCGTCCGCCTCGGTGACCGCGGCCGACCTCTACCGCGCCTATCAGCGCTGGTGCACCCGCAACGCCCAAGAGCCGCTGCACATGCGCACCTTCGGCCGCACGCTGGGCGATCGCGGCATCGTGCGGGGCAAGAGCTCCATCATCATCTACCGCGGCATCACGCTGCGGGCGGAATGGCAGCCGCCCTATGACGACTGATCGCCGGGGCCGGGCCCTCCCCCGCGCCCCCTCCGGGCCGTAGGCCGCTCCCGTTTCCTCCCGTTCCTCCCGCGCCACTCCCCAACCAAGTCATTGATATTGCGACGAGGCGGGAGGAACGGGAGCAAGGGCGGAACCTCCCTACACATGAGGGGGGAGGGCGCGCGTAGCCCCTTCATCTGTCTTTCTTACTCCCGTTCCTCCCAAAAAGGAGAAAAGCAGTGCAAGTTGAAAGGGTTAGGGCACGGGAGGAAGCGAAAGCGGTTCGTCCCGTTGGTCCCGTTGGTCCCGCGGCCGGTGTCCGGCGGGTGGGCGACGTCGAGGCGGTGCTGGCCTGGGCCTACCAGGAACAGCGGGTGACGTGGGTCGAGGCGCGGGCAGGCGGCGTCGGCGGCGGCGGCGACCCGTACTCGGCCTGCCGGGTCGATGGCGGCGGGCGGGCGTCCTGCCAACTGCACCCGGACGCCGAGGCGATCCACGATGCCGTGCTGCGGCTGCCGGACTGGCGGATGCGACTGGTAATCGCCCATTCCAAGGCCGGCACCCGGCCGCAGGTCTATGCCGGCAACCGCCCGCGGTGCGAGCCGGTGATCGTCGGCCAGTTCCGCGACGGGCGGCCGAGGATTGAGATCGAGTACGACAAGCGGCGCCATCCCATCTGGTGCGCCGTGCGCTACCGCGGCTTCGACGAGGACTATGCCGGCGACCGCCGCGACTACCGCGAATGGCGCCTCGGCCTGATGGAGTTGCTGCCGGCGCTGGCCCGGCTCGCCACCTGGCGCGTCACCGGGCCAGCGGCGCCGGAACGCCCGTGGGGCTAAGTCACGAATGCGCTTGACTTTGCGAAGTCAAGCCGCGAAGGTGGGTAAGATTTCGCGCTACCTGCGGCCGGGGACCACCATCCCCGGCCGCACGCGCGTCCGGCCCACCCCATCGCCGGCCCCGGCCGACCGATGCCGCCACCCCCCCATCCGGGTCCTTTCCGCGCCCCGCGCAACACGGGTGCCGGAGCCGCGGGTTTGCGCCAGTGTCGGGCTGAATAGTTGGGTTAAGCCGGGGTTAGGAGGTTAAGCGATGCAGGTTAACCCCGCCGCGGCAGCGATGCCCCAGCCGGGGCCGCCGCGCATCGTCTCCAAGGCCGAGTACGCCCGCCACCGCGGCTGCTCGGCGCCCTACATCTCGAAGCTGATCCGCGACGAGAAGCTGACCCGTCCCGCACTCCTGCCCGACGGCCGCATCGACCGCGTGGTCGCCGACGCGCAGCTCCAGGCCCGGCGCGAGCGGGCGACCGACGAAGACCCGCTGCTCCAGCCGCCGCCCGCCGCCGTCCCGGCCGAGGATGCCGAGGCCGAGGGCGACGAAAGCCTTGTCGCCCTGCGCAAGGAAGTGGCCCGCGAACAGCGCCGCAAGCTCAAGCGCGAGAACGACGAGGCCGAGGGCCGCCTGGTCGACGCCGCCGCCGTCCGCCACCGCGAGGAAACCGCCGCCCGCATGACCCGGGACGCGCTCCGCCGCCTGCCGGCAAAGGTTTCCGGCCGCTTGGCGGTCGAGACGAACGAGACCGAGATCCGCGCCATCCTGCTGGTGGCGATCGACGAGCTGCTGGCGGACGCCGCCGACGCCCACGCCCACGAGGCCGCGGCGAACGACGAGGACGACGGGGGAGGGGACGATGCTGGCATCCGCTAAGTCCACCGTCCACGTCGCCTGGTCGCGCGGCCTGCGCCCGGACCCGATCGTCACCGTCGCCGAATGGGCCGAGCAGCACCGCCGCATTCCGGAGGAGACCTCGCCCATCCCCGGCCGCTGGCGCAACGCGACGACGCCCTACCTGGTCGAGCCGATGCGCCTGGCCTCGCCCAGCCACCCGGCCCGCCGCGTCACCCTGATCAAGTCCGCCCAGATCGGCGGTAGCGAGCTCATCACCAACTTCCTCGGCACCGTCATCGACACCGCCCCCGGCCCGACGCTGGTGGTGCATCCCACGGTCGAGGCCGGCAAGGACTGGACGGCCGAGAAGTTCGACGCCGCCATCCAGGCGACCCGCCGCCTGCGCGATCGCGTCGCCGACGGCAACAGCCGCGACAGCCGCGGCTCGACCATGAAGCGCAAGCGCTTCCCCGGCGGCTTCATCATCGTGACCGGGGCGAACAGCACACGGGCGCTCCGCCAGCGCTCCATCCGCTACGTCGTGAAGGACGATTGGTCGGACTGGCCGCAGGATGTCGACGGCCAGGGCGACCCGGACAAGATGGCCGACGCCCGCCAGATCGCCTACGAGGACACCGGCACGGCCAAGTCCGTGCAGGTCTCGACGCCCACCGTGAAGGGCGCCTGCCGCGTCACCAAGGCGTGGGAGGCCTCCGACCAGCGTCGCTACCTGGTGCCCTGCCCGCACTGCGGCTGGCGCCAGCACCTGCGCTTCCGCCCCGACACCGAGGGCCGCGGCGGCCTGCGCTTCGACCCCACGCCCCCCTTCCAGGCCCGCTACGCCTGCGAGGATTGCGGCTCGCTCATCGACCACCACGAGAAGCGCCAGATGCTGGCGAAGGGCGCCTGGCTCGCCACCAGCCCCGGCCCCGGCCGCCAGCCCGGCTTCGCCCTGAACGCCCTCTATTCGCCCTTCGTGTCGTGGGACAAGGTCGCCGAGGAGTTCGTGGCCGCCCGCGACGATCCCCACCTGCTGAAGACGTTCGTCAACTTGTGGCTGGGCGAAGCCTGGGAAGAAAAGGGCGACGCGCCGGAGTGGGAGGGGCTGAAGAAGCGGGCCGAGGACTACCCGATCGGCATCCTGCCGGTGGGCGCCGCCCTCGTCACCATCGGCATCGACGTGCAGAAGCGCGGCCTTTACTTCGAGGTGGTGGCCTGGGGGCCGGGCAAGACGAGCTGGTCGATCGACTTCGGCTACATCGAGGGCGACACCGACGAGGACCCCTCGACGGGCGCCGTCTGGGCAGCACTGGACGAGGTCTACCAGCGCACCTGGCCGACCGCCGGCGGCAACCGCATCGGCTGCGACATGCTGGCGATCGATGCCGGCTACGCCACCCAGCAGGTCTATTCCTGGGCCCGCGCCCGGCCGCGGGTCATGGCGGTGAAGGGCACCGACGGCTGGGACCGCGCCGTGCTCGGCCAAGCGACGCCGCAGATGGTGAACTACCGCGGCAAGAAGATCGCCAAGGGCGTCCTGCTGTGGCCCGTCTACACCTGGAACCTGAAGTCCGAATTCTACGCCCAGCTCCGCAAGCCCGGCCCGGCACCGGGTGCCGAGGAATGGCCGGCCGGCTACTGCCACTATTCGACCCTGCACCCGGACGGCTTCTTCCAGCAGCAGACCGCCGAAAGCCTGATCGAGCGCGAGGTGAAGGGCCGCCTGAAGCAGGAATGGAAGGTCTCAGGCGACAACCACTATCTCGACGCCCGCATCTACGCCATGGCCGCCTTCCACCGCGCGGCCCGCCGCCTCGGCGTCCTCTACAACGACCTGGCGGTGTGGGCCGCCCTGATCGAAATGCGCGGCAGCGTCCGCCCGCCCCAGGCCGAACTGCCGCTCGACGGTGCCGCCCCGGCCGGCGCCCCGCCGCGCGTCTCGGCCCCCGTCCCGGCGCGGCCGAGCCCGCGCCGCATCATCCAGTCCAGCTACGTCGGAGGGTAGGGGCCATGGCCTGGACGCAAGCCCAGCTCGACGAGCTGAAAGCCGCCTACGCCTCCGGCGTCATGCGCATCCGCCATGAGGATCGCTGGGTCGAGTACCGCTCGGGTGCGGAGATGGAGCGGGCGATCGCGCGAATCGAGGCAGAGTTGGCGGGTGCGTCCGGCACCCTGCGGGTCCGCCAATATCGGCTCTATCAGGACGGGAAGGGACTATAATCCGAATGCATCTGCGTCCGGCGGACCCGGCTGGTGTTCTGGTCCGGGTATGCAGGTCGGGTCGGCGCGGTAGAGTATCGGGCTTAGGTTCAGCGCGGACTCGAGTGGTCCGCTAAGTTGATACATTCTTGGCGCCTTGCCGAAGTTGAAGAGGCGGAACAGCCTGTAGGTACCTTCGAGTTCGGCCGCAGTACGAAGCTCGTGGGCTGTCAGGTAAAACGGCGTGTTAATATTCTGTAGCGTCGTCTTCACCTCGATCCTGAGCGGTTGGCCCTCGTTGCTGAACGAAGATATGTCGTAGCCTGCGCCATCGCCGTCCAGCTCTGACACCCAGCGAACGCGTGCGGCAAGGTCTGGTCGTCCGGCTGCCCGCAGGCGCTGTTGCTCGACTTCGAGGATGTATTTTTCACCGGCACGACCCAAAGTCCGGTTCATAGCCTCGCGCTGGGCGAGCGTCCCTGGTGCAGCAGTTCTGGTGTTTCCGCGAGTGGGGCTACGGGGCGGCAGTTGGGGCGGCGGCACGATCAGTTCGTCGAACGACAGCAACTTGGGCTGTGGTACCTCGTCCACGGCGCCAATCGGAGACAATCCGGCGAGCGCCTCCAGGAGCAGGACGGTCAACGACTGCTGGTAGTGCGCTGATGGTAGATACCCGCGTATCCACGGCAGACCCCGTTCCGAAAGTATTGCTGAGATGTTCTGGTGTTTGCGCTCTATCGCGCCTTCCGGTCGGGCAATCGTACCAGCGAGTGCAAGGCGATATTCGGTCTTGGAGTAGCTCTCGCCGGCGAGCTCTTTACGCAGCATCTGAAGGTAGCTGTCGATCGCGGCATTCATTTCGGCTGGCGTCCAATCACCGCTACCGCCAAGGTCGGTAGTCTGTGTCGTGGCCAGCAATGCGTCCAATGCTTCTGCCTGGTCGTCGCTTAGGGTAAAGCCGCTCGCCTGCGCAGCGATTTGCTCCGGTCGGAGAACGTCGCCGATCTGTTCGCGCGTCAACAGGGTGGTCTGGCAGGGATCGACGAAGCGACTGAAGCGGACGTTCACCATCATCGGCCCCGTTCCGGCCGGGAGGGTTGGATCGCGGTAGGGTTCCCCAACCACGGTGCCGACACCGAAAATTCCGTTGTTTCCGCCTTGCCGCAGCAAAAATGCCCGCTGGCCGTCAAATGCTTGGCGGAACGCTTGGATACGCCACGGCTCAACGAGTTCGCCGGATTTGAAGTCGCGGACCATGCGCCTGACATCGTCGTAAGGCCAGCCGCGTTGGGTCCAGGTGAGCAGGAGGGCGGTCATGGAAACTCCGAAAGCCAGCGATCGCCGAAACGGCACCGCGTTGCCGGCATGGCCACCAATTGAACTGGAAGCAGGGGGGCGAACGCAATGGTAGCAGTTACCGATGCAGCGAAACCCCGCATCCGCGTCGCCGCGGGCGATCTGTCGGGCGCCTCGGCGCGCCTCGTCGTCCGCAACCAGGCCTACGAGGGCGCCCAGTCGTCGCGCCGTCTGCGCTCCTGGACGGCGACCTCGGCCCACGTCAACGCCCTGCTGGCCAACGCCGGTCCGACCCTGCGCAACCGCCTGCGCCAGATGGTGCGGTCCAACCCCTACCTGCGCCGCGGCCGCGCCTCCTACCGCTCGAATCTGATCGGCACCGGCATCATGCCGTCGCCCGGCCTGGCCGACGACCCGAAGCGCCGCGCCCGCCTGCGCCGCGCCTGGTCGCGCTGGATCAGGAAGGCCGACCATGACGGCCGGATGGATTTCTACGGCATCCAGCGCCTGGTGGTGGGCGCGATCTTCACCGCCGGAGAGTGCTTCGTCCGCCTGGTCTACCTGTCGGCGGCCGAGGCGCGCCGGTCGGGCATGGAGATCCCGATGCGCCTCCAGGTGCTGCGGGCCGAGATGGTGCCGCTCGACAAGACCGAGGCCCTGGCCAACGGCAACTGCATCCGCTGCGGCATCGAGTTCGACCCGGCCGGCCGTCGCGTCGCCTACTGGGTCTACCGGCGTGACCCGACCGACGCCACGCTGCCGGCCGGCTTCGAGCTGTTCTCGCGTGTCCCGGCCGAGGAGATGATCCACGTCTTCGACGCCGAGGAGCCGGGCCAGATCCGGGGCGAGCCGCCGCCCGTCGCCGCCATGGTGAAGGCGTTCGTGCTGGACCGCTACGACGATGCCGAGCTCGACCGCAAGGCGACCACGGCGCTCTTCGCCGGCTTCATCACCGAGGCCGACACCGGCGACGGCGCCCTGCCGAACGAGGGTGCCGACGAGAACGGCGTGGCCATCGCCGGCATGCAGCCCGGCACCCTGCAGAAGCTGCTGCCGGGCGAGGACATCAAGTTCGCCGAGCCGTCCGAGGTCGGCGGCAGCTACGAGGCCTTCCAGTACCGCACCCTGCTGGCGATCGCCGCCGGCCTGGGCCTGCCCTACGCCGCCGTCACCGGTGACGTCACCAAGGTCAACTATTCGTCCCAGCGCGCCGCCCTGGTCGAGTTCCGGCGGGAGGCCGAGCAGCTCCAGTTCGCGGTCTACGTCTTCCTGCTGTGTCAGCCGGTGTGGGACGCCTGGCTCGCCCAGGGTGTGCTGTCCGGCGCGCTCGAGTTCACCCAGCGGCAGCTCGCCGACCGCGAGCCCTGGGAGGTCGAATGGATCCCGCGCAAGTGGGACTGGGTCGACCCGCTGAAGGACCGCCAGGCCGAGAAGCTCGCCGTCGACAACCTCTTCAAGCCCCGCTCCTTCGTCATCGCCGACGAGGGCTACGACCCGGAAGAGGTCGACCAGCGCATCGCCGAGGACCAGGAGCGCGCCGATCGCCTCGGCCTGCGCGCGGTGCAGTTGCCCGGTGCCGCCGCCGGTTCGCCGGTCAAGGGCGAGGACGACGACGAAAAGGGTGCGCGGGAGGCGGCCTAGCGGGCTTCCCGGTCACGCGCTTCCGCCGTTGCCGATCGACGCTGGCGGGCCATCCACCACTCGAAGGCAAAGGCGAGCACGAAGACGACAAGGAAGGCCAGGAACGCCATCCCTTTGCGCTCGTGCAGCGTGGCGTAGGCCGCCGCCAGGCCGAAGGATAGGAGCCCGAAGATCCCGGTCGCGTGCCGCAGCTTCAACCCCTGCATGGCGTGCAGCGAACAGACCATTGCGACCCCGGAGTTGGCCGCGATCCACATCGGCGACAGCGGGCCGAGCGAAGCCTTGATCGGCCAGGGCAGCCACACCGTGCCGAAGCCCTTGGCTGGCGACAGGATGTCGGCCGCCAGGTGGATCGAGACGCCGACCAGGAACCCGGCCGCCCCCGCCCGCACCGCCTCGTTGCGCGCCAGGAGGAAGGGCAGGGGGATCAGCACGCTGTGCGTGACGATCGAGCGATGGTGCAGCCAGGACAGGAACAGGTGGTCGATGTCCGGGAAGCCCAGCCCGAGCGTCGCGAACAGGATCATCACGACGATTTCGCGCCAGGTCCTGTCGTCGTCCATTTCCGCCCCCGCCCGGCTCCATGCCGGCCCGTCCATGTAGGTCCGGGGCGCGACCTTATCGGGGAAATCCCGAGCCCGAAATAGCCCGTTGAGGGATGCCGACATGCCCGACGCCCACCGGACCGACCTGCCCATGCAGGTGCGGGCGGCCACGCTCGCCCTCACCACCGCCAATGCCGAGGCGCGTACGATCGAGCTGGTCTGGTCGACCGGCGCCCGCGTCCGCCGCTTCGACTATTGGCGCGAGCGCTACTTCGACGAGGAACTGGTGCTGGAGACGGGCGCGGTCGACCTGGCCCGCCTGAACGGCGGCGCCAACCTGCTCGACTGTCACGGCCGCTGGCAGCTTTCCAGCATCCTGGGCGTCGTCGAGCGCGCCTGGCTGGCGACCGGCGCCGACGGCAAGCCCGAGGGCCGCGCCGTCGTCCGCTTCTCCGACCGCGCCGAGGTGGCGGCGATCTGGCGGGACGTCCAGGCCGGCATCATCCGCAACGTGTCGGTCGGCTACATGGTCCGGGCGTTCGAGATGGTCGAGCGCCAGGGCGAGGTGCCGCTCTACCGCGCCATCGACTGGGAGCCGGGCGAGATCAGCCTGGTGCCCGTCGGCGCCGACCCGGGGGCAGGGACCCGGTCGGCCGGCGAGGGCGGGTCCGACCTTCAGCGTGACCCGGGCCCGCAACGCTACCCCTGCCGATTCATCGACCCGATCACCCGCAACGAGGAAACCGACATGACCAAGCCGACCCCGGCGGGCGATCCCGCCGGCAAGCCCGACCCTGCGGCCCAGCCGCGCAGCGAAGCCCAGAACGCGCCGGTTGTCGACACCCGTGCCGCACCCCCGGCCACTCCGCCGGCGCCGCCAGCCCCCACCAACGTCGTCGACCTCGACGGCGCCCGCGCCCAGGGCCGGGCCGATGCGCTGGCCTACGTCTCGGAGGTCAACGAGCTCTGCGCGCTCGCCGGCTCGGAGCGCTCGGCCGAGTTCATCGCCGCCGGCACCCCGGTGGCGGCCGTCCGCAAGGCGTTGCTGGAGGCGCGCGCCGCCGACAGTGCCGCCCGCGGCATCGTCGGCGCCCATGCCGGCACCACCACCGCCCCCGCTGGTCGCGGCTGGGGCGACGCGCTGGCGCGGGCCGGCGTCGCCCGTCCCAACCCCAAGAGCTGAAGGAGGGCCGATCCATGGCAGTCCTCACCGAAACCCGCCACGCCGGCGGCTTCATGGTCTCCGAGGCGAACGGCTTCCGCTCGCGCGAGACCGTCACCGTGCTGTCCGGCCAGGTGCTCCAGGCCGGCACCGTGCTGGGCCGGATCACGGCCAGCGGCAAGTACGTCGCCTGGGAGGCCTCGACCTCCGCCGAGGCCGATGGCTCCACCACCGTGCGCGCCATCCTCTACGGCCCGGTGGATGCGACCGCCGGCGACACCAAGGGCGTCATCGTCATCCGCGACGCGGAGGTGAACGGCGGCGAGCTGGTCTACCCCGCCGGCACCCAGCCGCAGGAAAAGGCAGTCGCCATCGCGGCGCTGCTCGCCCTCGGCATCATCGTGCGCTGAGGAGGCGCGTCCCATGGCAACCTTGAACGTCTTCCAGGACGACGCCTTCTCGGCGATCGAGCTCACCGACGGCCTCGAGCGGGTCGACTACCAGCCCCAGCTGCTGGGCCAGCTCGGCATCTTCCAGCCCCGGCCGATCCGCACGGCCACGGCGATGGTGGAGCAGCGCGACGGCGTGCTGGCGCTGATCCAGACCAGCCCCCGCGGCGCCCCGCCCGCCCAGCGCACCACGGAGTTGCGCGAGGCCCGCGCCTTCCCGACCTGGCGCATCGCCAAGGCCGACCGGATCATGGCTGACGAGCTCCAGTCGATCCGCGCCTTCGGCTCCGAGACCGAGCTGATGGGCGTGCAGGCCGAGGTGGCGCGCCGCAGCGCCCGCCTGCGCGGCGATGTCGAACTGACCTTCGAGAACATGCGCCTGGGGGCCGTCCAGGGCATCGTCATCGACGCCGATGGCAGCACCAAGGCCAACTGGTTCACCGAGTTCGGGATCGCCCAGCCGGCCGAGATCGACTTCGCGCTGAACGTCGCCACCACCGACGTTCGGGCAAAGTGCCACGCCGTGGTGCGGGCGATGGAGCGGGCATCGAAGGGGGCGATGACGACGAGCAGTAGCGTCCACGCCCTGGCGGCCGACGATTTCTACGACGCGCTGATCGGCCACGCCCTGGTGCGGGATACCTACCTCAACTGGTCGGCGGCCCAGGATGCCCGCCAGAACCTCGCCTTCCGCTCGTTCACCTTCGGCGGCATCGTCTGGCACAACTACCGTGGCACCGACGACAACTCGACGGTCGCCATCCCGGCCGGCAAGGCCAAGTTCTTCCCGGTCGGTGCGCCCGGCGTCTTCCAGCACATCCGCTCGCCGATGGAGAGCACGGAGTTCGTGAATACCCCCGGCCGGGAGGTCTACTACCGGACCGTCCCCGACCGCGACCGCGACATGTGGGTCGATGTCGAGGCCTACGCCTACCCGCTCTTCATCTGTACCCGGCCCGGGCTGCTGATGCGGGCGAAGAAGCAGTGACGACGCGCCAGGCGCCCGTGCCGGCAGACGCACCCGACCGGGTGCCCTGCTGCTGGCCGGGCGCCAGCGTCTACATCCTGGGCGGCGGCCCCTCGCTCGACCTGGTGCCGCTTGGCGGGCTGGTGCTGGCCCGCGTCATCGCCGTGAACGACAGTGCCTGGGCGGCCCCCTGGGCGCCCGTCCTGCACTACGGCGATGATCGCTGGGCACGCTGGCACGGCGCCGCTCTGGCCCGCCACGCCGCCTGGATGCAGTCGACCGTCGCCCGCGACCCGGCCGTCGCCCCGCCGCACGCCTGGCGCCTGCGCTATGCCGGCCGCGAGGGGTTGAGCCGCGACCCCGAGGCGCTCAATGGGCGCTGCTCGGGCCACCAGGCGATCAACCTGGCCGTCCTGCTGGGTGCCGCCCGCATCGTCCTGCTGGGCTTCGACCATCGCGTGGTGGCCGGTCCTGATGGAGGGTGCCGCACCCATCACCGTTGGACCCGGCCGCGCCCGATCGAGACCCCGCCCGAAGCCTGGGACCCGTGGATCGTCGAAGCGCGCTCGATCCGCGCCGACCTGCCGCCTGGCGTCGAGATACTCAACGCCACCCCGGGCTCCGCGCTCGATGCCTTCCCGATCGTCGATCTGGAATCGGTGCTGCCATGACGCCGCGCGCCTTCCTCCTCATCCGCCACCGCTCGGCGGCCCGTTTCGCCGCCTTCCACGCCGGCCTGTCCGCCGCCGGCTTCGCCGTCTACGAGGATTGGCACGGCGAACGGCCCCAGCCCGGCGACGTGCTGGTCATCTGGAACCGTGTCGGCGGCTGGGCCGAGGCCGCCGACACGTTCGAGGCGGCCGGCGCCACGGTACTGGTGGCCGAGAACGGCCATGTCCCGATCCGTGGTGCTGCCGCCGTGTCGCTGGCGATCGGCGGCCACAACGGCGCCGGCAGCTTCCCGGTCGGCGGGCCGGAGCGCTGGGCCGGCTTCGGCGTGACCCTCGCCCCCTGGTCGAGCGGCGGCCGCCACATCCTGGTCTGCGGCCAGCGGGGCATCGGCAGCGGTGCCCACGCCGTGCCCCCCGGCTGGCTCGACGATGCCTGCGCCCGCCTGCGCGCCCTGACCGACCGTGCGGTGCGCCGCCGCCCGCACCCGCGCTCGGCCGAGGGTGCGGCGATGCCGCCGCTCGCCCACGACCTGCGCGACTGCTGGTGCGTCGTCACCTGGTCGAGCAATGCCGCGACCGAGGCCCTGCTGGCCGGCCTCCCCGCTATCGTCTGCGGCCCGGCCCACATTCTGGCGGCCGTCTGCAACCGCCACCTGGAGGATGCGGTGGAGCCCGTGCGCCGCCTGCGGGAGCCCGCCTTCGAACGGCTCGCCTGGTCGCAGTGGACGCTCGACGAGATCGCGTCCGGCGAGCCCTTCGCCCGCCTGGCCGGAGGCTGCCCGTGACCGCGCTCGTCGCCTACCCGCACGAGTGGCGCCGCCGCTCGGTCGCCGTCGCCGACTGCCTGGCGATCGGCGCCGGCGGCCGCCTGGCCGGCGAGGCGGAGATGTTGTCGGGCGTGCTGGCCGCCGGCCCCGTTGTGCTGCACGGCTGCTCGCCGGTCACCGCCCCGCTGTTGGCTGCGGCCCGCCGCGCCGCCGATCGGCCCTGGTGGTATGCCGACAAGGGCTATTTCGGCCGCCGGTCGATGGTCCGCGTCACCCGCGGTCGCCTGCAGCATGACGGATTTTCCGGCGGCGCCCGCGCCGACCGCCTGCGCGACCTCGGCGTCGATATCGCGCCCTGGCGCCATGGCGGCCGCCACGTCCTGGTCTGCCTCCAGTCCGAGCAGTGGATGCGTGATGCCGAGGAGCTCAGTCGCCGTGACTGGCTGGCCTGGGTGCTGGCACTGCTGGCGCTGGCGACAGACCGCGAGATTCGCGTCCGCACGAAGCGCCCGCCCGATGGCATCGAGCATCGCCCGTTGGCGGCCGACCTGGCCGACTGCTGGGCCGTCGTCACCCACACCAGCAACTGCGCCGTCGAGGCGCTGGTGGCGGGCGTGCCCGTCTTCATCACCGGCAACAGCGCGGCCTCGCCGATGGCGGCCGGCCCGATCTCGGCGATCGAGACGCCCTGTCGCCCGGATGGGCGCGAGGAGTGGGCCGCCCGGCTTGCCGCCAACCAGTGGACCTTGGACGAGCTCGCCGCCGGCGACTGGTGGCGCCAGGTGGGGGAGGGCTGAAATGGGCTGGGGCGACGAGATCATGGTGACGGGCGAGGCCCGCCGCCTCCAGGCAACCGACCCGCGGCCGGTCCGCGTGCTCGATCGCCGCGGCGATGCCCGCTGGCACCCGCTGTGGGAGGGCAACGACCGCTTCGCGGAGATGGGCGTGGCCGACGCGCAGGTGATCGTCAACGGCCCTGGCGCGCGGCCCTACGTCGACTACACCCGCACCATGCCGGACCGCTGGGCCTACACCGGCTGGCAGGCGACGCCCGGCGAGCTGCCGGCGATTCCTTGTGCCGGGATCAGGGTCGGCGCCTTGCCCTTCGTCGTGATCGAGCCTGCGATCAAGTCGTCGGCCTCGCCCAACAAGCAGTGGGGCGCCGGCCGCTGGCAGGCGCTGGTCGATATCCTCCGCCGCCGGCATCCCGACCTGATCTTCGTGCATCTCGGCCCGGTGCCGGTGCCGGGCTTCGACGGCCTCGTCCATGTCCCGACCGAGGATGTCTTCGCCGCCTGCGCGGTGCTGGCGGCGGCCCGGGCCGCCATCCTGCCAGAGGGCGGGCTGCACCACGCCGCGGCCGCCCTGGGCGTGCCGGCCGTCGTCCTCTTCGGCGGCATGACCAGCCCGCGCAACACCGGCTACGGCGCACTGCCGGGCAGCGCCTGCCACATCAACCTCGCCGTCGACGATGCCGAGGCGCTGGGCTGGCGCGTGCCCCACCCGGCCTGTGCGGCGGCCTGGGACCGCATCACCCCGGCGCTGGTCGCCGACACCTTCGCGGAACTGCTGTTCAGCCCCCGCGACCGCGTGGCCGCCTGACGATGGCCGCCATCACCGGCCCCTTCGCGGCGATGGACCGGGTGCTGTTCGCCAGCCCGGTCCTGTCGCTCGCCGCCACCTATACCGCGCCCGCCGCCGCCCCCGTCGCCGTGCGTGTCATCCGCTGCCGCGGCGATGCGCTGGCCCGCCTGGGCGAGGTCGGTATCAACCGCCCGGCCGACCTGTTCGACCTGCGCGCGGCCGACGTGCCGGTGCCGATCCGCGGTGCGGCCCTGGCCGTCACCGAGGGCGGGGTGACTGCCCAGTACCAGGTGCGTGCCGTCACCCCCGACACCAGCCGCCTCGTCTGGCGCCTGGACTGCGCCCGGCAGGCCTGAAATGCCGACCCCCGTCGTCGAGCAGGTCCTGGCGGCCGTCGAAGCCCGCCTGGCGGCCATCACCGGGTTCCCCGGCCTGCTGGTCGAGCGCAACCGCGACGCCGAGGTCGACCGCTTCCCGACCCTGCTGCTGATCGACGGCGACCAGGACCGCATCGGCGACGAGACGATGGGCTATCGGCGCGTGATGCTGGAATTCATGGTCGAGGGGTACGTCTCGGCCAACCTGCAATCCGGCCTCGGCCCCGCCCGCAACGCCCTCTATGCCGCCGTGGTGGCGGCCCTGATGGCCGACCCCACCCTGGGCGGCCTGGCAGTCGACCTGCACGAGGGCCGCACCAGCCGGGCGCTGGGCACCGGCGACGGCCAGACCCCGGCGGCCGCCTTCGCGACCATCTACGAACTCGAGTTCTGGACCCGCGAAGCCGACCCCTACAGTCTTGGCCCCTGACCGGTGCCGGCCAAGGCTTCGTTCACCCGCCGGAGCAGCCTTGGGAAGGCATGCGCGTAGAAATGACCATTCAGCTTGCTCGGATGGTAGAGGCCAATTCCGCTCATCGGCCCAAGCAAAGGGTGATGCAACCGATACTCGCGGTAGTAGACCGCGGGACTGGTTCCGTTAGGTCCCATCACGGTGGTCGCATCATCCGCAACTGCCGTGCCGCCGAGTGCGGTCATGAAGGGCTGTACCCCGTTGGCCCCGCCGAACAGCAATAGCTTCGGCCGCGCAAATGCCAAGCACTCCAGGACGAACGGGCGCGCCTCGTCTACGTGCCGCCGGCGCTCACGGGCCCCCAGCCTTCCGGGTGAGCGGCGGAAATGCTGATTGAAGACCTGCACCGGCCGGACGATCTCGTGGCTGTCGCCCCCTAGCAACCGCATTAGGAGCGTCGAGGCGTTGAGGGTCGTGGGCCCACTGAAGCGTCCTTCGACGTATTCGTGGCTGCCGGCATAGACGTCGACGATCTTGAAGTCGTCAGGGCTACCACCCGGGTTTTCATTGATCATCGCCAGCGGGAAGGGCGCCAACGGCCCGTAGAACAGGCTGTAATACCTGCGTTCCTTCAGGCCGGACGCGGCTTGGTACCGGCGCTCGATGTCGCGCATCCGTTCGTAGTCCGCCACCGCGACCTCGCTCTGCCGAACATTTTCCAATCCATTCTTCAAGCACAACCAGGAGGTGATTGCGATGGCAAACAAGGTCATCCGCTCGCGGCGCGGCATGCTGCTGTTCAAGGTCGAAGACACGCTGACGGGGGGCGAGGGCGTCGATGCCCTGCCGATCGCGGCCGACGATGCGATCCTCGTCGAGGCCCCGCAGATCACCTTCGACCAGTCGCTGGTCACCACCACCGAGATGACGGGCTCGCTCGACCCGGAGGCGCCGATCGTCGGCGGGCTGAAGGTGCCGCTCGCCTTCGACGTCTACCTGAAGGGGTCCGGCACGCCCGAGCTGCCGCCCAACTGGGCGTCGGTGATGGAATGTTGCGGCTGGCAGCGGGTCGAGACGGGGGTGGCGGTGCCCGCCGCCCCGCAGCTGGCCGCCGCTGGCTCGGCCACGACGCTGACGCTGGGGGCCGGCGCCTCGGCCACGGCCCAGGCCTATCGCGGCATGCCGATCGACCTCTACCGAGACAGCGCCAACCCGCTGATCGACTTCATCACGAACTACACCGCGGGCAAGGTCGCCAGCCTGGCCGAGAGCTACAGCCCGGTGCTGGGCGGCACGGTCGAGTATCAGATCCCGAAGAACGTGCTGTGGAAGCCGACCAGCGACGACGCGCTGATCAAGTCGGGCACCGCCTACCTCTACATGGACGGCGTCCTCTACAAGGTGCTGGGCTGCCGCGGCACCCTGTCCTTGACGATGCAGGCGGGCCAGCCCGGCAAGTTCCGTTTCGAGCTGACCGGCATGTATGGCGGCAAGAGCGACGCCGCCGTGCCCTCCACGCCGGCCTTCGACGCCACCCGGTCGCCGATCTGGCGCGACCCCAGCAACGACGGCAGCGGCCATTTCTCGATCGGCCGGGCGGAGGCCGCCCTGCGCCAGCTGGTCCTGACCAACGGCAACACCCAGACCAACCCGGACAACCCGAACGCGGCCGAGGGCTTCGACCCCTCGATCATCACCGGCCGGCGGATGACCGGCACGATGGACCCGCTCGCCACCCTGGTCGCCACCCGCAACGCCATGGACGATTTCCGCACGGGCCAGGACCGCATCGTCCACGCCCGCATCGGCACGGTTCCCGGCAACCGCTTCGGCATCACCATCCCGGCCGCCTTCTACGAAAGCTACGGCCACGGCGACCGGGAGGGCCTCCAGTCCGAGGAACTCGGCTTCTTCGCCTCCGGCCGCGATGCCGGGGCGTTCATCTGTCAGTATTAGCGGTACATGCCATCCTGCCGCGAGAGGTGCCGGTCTCACGCTCAATGTCCCCCCAAACGGCAAGGCTTGGGGGGACTAGGGCCGCTTCTGAAGACGCTTACTTGCGAGGGGTGCGTGGGATCTTGACTACTTGCTCACCGGCATTGCGAGCGGCGTCTGCATGATAGCTAGTGTCGGTCTCCCGAGGGATACCAAGCTCCCGCTCGGCATACGTCTTTACCGGTTCATATCGATTCTCGCCATGACGGACAAATGTCGTGAGGTTCTTGTTTCGAAGTCTCTGAGCTTCTTCAGGGCTTTTGTAATTGTTGCTCATTCTTCGGCTCCTATAGAACACAGATGAGACGCAACATCGAGTGATCAGATTTCCGAGTTTACCGGAATCTGACACCCAATGGTTAGGCGAACGCACAAGCTGATGCAAGCAGTGCAACTGTCTCGAAGGCGGCACTGCCCACAACGTCTTGGCGTAACTCTCTCACGGTGCGAACACACCCTGAGGGCCACCTCTCCTCACGAGGACATCCACCCCCATGACGCTTCCGATCAACGCGACCAACGTCGCGCGCTTCGTGCCGTCCGCATTTTCGGCCGCTGCCCGCACGGCGGCGGTCGAGGCGGGCGAGGCCGACCTCCAGCGCTTCGACGCGCCGCCCACCTATCTCGTCAATGTCCCGACGCCGCTGACCCGGCCGGTCTACCAGCGCGCCATCGTGGCCTCGGGCGTCCACTGGCCGGACGACCGCGAGCTGATGGCAGCCCTGCGACGGGAGGTTGCGGTCGCCCTCGACGAGGACGACCCGGAACGCGCGCGCCTGCTGGACCTGATCGACCACTATTCCGCCATCGGCGCCGAGGCGGCGGGGGCGGAGGTGACGGCGGAGGTGAACCGCATCGAGTTCGCGGTGCGCCAGTCGTCCCGCGCCTTCGCCGCCGTCGTCGCCCAGCGCAGCTACTTCCAGGAGATGGTGCCGCTGATCGGCGCCCAGGTCTTCCTGCGCGGCCGCGAGAACCCCGACCGCATCTTCCGCCGCCGCGAGGGGCTGGTAACCGACGAGGAACTGGCCACCATCCCGCCCGGCGAGCTGGCCGAGGTCTGCCACCACATCCAGGGGCTGATCTACCTGCGGCCGGCCCAGGAAAAAAACTCCGATGGGCCGTCGCCGTCGCGCGGCGGCCCGCCGACTTCGCCGGTGGCGCCCGCGCCCCCGACGGCTCCGGCTGGGACCTCTTCGGAGAGGTCGTCAACCGAAACCCCCGCCTCGACCTGACGGACGAAAGCCGGTCGATGCTGCGCTTCTGGGCCGCCTGGCGCGGTGGCGGGATGGGACCCGGCCACCTGCCGGCGGCGGGCGGATACGGCGATCAGGCGGCGATCATGATGGACGCCCTCCATCTGATGGACGCCGCCGACGCCCGGCTGGGCGCCGAGGAAAAACGCCGGAGGGACGGGCGATGAAGGTGCCGCCGTGAAGGTAGGGGCCACCCTCGAGGGCGACCTGCGCGCCCACTACGGCGAGGCGATCGACGTCATGTCGATCGCCGTGCAGGACGCCGTCAACTGGGCCTCGACCGGCCTGCGCGACGAGCTGCGCGCCCAGATCCGCCGCGCCTTCGGCCAGGGCCAGGGGTCGCTCGAAAAGGCTTGGCAGGTGAAGCTCTACCCCAGCCGGCGCGCCTCCATGGGGGCGTCCGGCTGGGTCTATTCCAAGGCGCGCCGCATCCACGCCGCCTTCGACAACCAGCGCACGATCAGCGCCTTCGGCGGCCGCTACCTCGTCCTGCCGCTCCAGGGTGCCATCCGCCGCGGCTGGGACAAGGAAGGCCGCGACAAGGGCGGTTTCGGCAAGCCGCGGAAGTGGTCGGCCTACGGCCGCATCGTCGGCCTGAAGGGCATCGTGCGCATCAAGCTGCAGCGCGGCCGCATCCTGATCGGCCTGCGCGACAAGGCCGGCAAGGTCGAGCCGATCTTTCTCCTCGTGCGGTCGGTCCGCCTGCGCGGCGGGCTCGACCTGATCGGCCCCGGCATCCGCTGGCGCGACCAGCTGTTCCGCCGCCTCCAGTCGCAGATCCAGGGGTAGGCCATGGCCGACAAGATGCTGGCGATCCGCCTCTCGATCCGGGATGCGGAGACGGTCCGTGCTGCCCTGAAATCGGTCGGCGCCGAGGGCCAGGCGGCCCTCCAGTCGATCGAGCGCAGCGCCGCCCCGACGTCCCGCGCGCTGGAGGGGCTGAAGGCCCGCGTCGACGACACCCACCGCGCGCAGCAGCAACTGGCCCGCGACGAGGGCACCCTGTCGGCGGCGATGAAGGCCGGCAACATCTCGGTCGAGGAACGCAACCGCCTCCTCGACCTGTCGCGCCAGAAGTACGGCGAGGCGACGACCGGCGCCCGCGCCATGTCGACCGAGACGACGGCGGCGGCCGGTGCCGCGCGCATCCTCGCCAGCTCGCTGGGGGCGCTCGGCGTCACGATCGGTGCCGCCTTCGTGCTGGACAAGGTCACCGCCTTCGGCCGGGCCGTGATCGAGGCGGGCGACACCGTCACCCGCCTGGATGGCCGCTTCCAGGCGCTGACCGGTTCGGCCGGGGCGGGGGCCGCCGCCGTCCGCCAGGTCTTCGACATCGCCCAGAAGACGGGTGCGGCCGTCGACGACACGGCCCAGTCCCTGACGCAGTTCTTCGTCGCCGGCCAGTCGGTCGGCGCCACCCAGGCACAGGCCGCCCGCCTGATCGAGACCGTGCAGAAGCTGGGCGTCGTCGGCGGCGCCACCATGCAGTCGATGGTGGCCGGCACCCGCCAGCTGGCCCAGGGCCTGGCCGCCGACCGCTTCGCCGGCGACGAGTTCAAGAGCGTCATGGAGAACATGCCGCTCGCCGCCCGGGCGCTCGCCGACGCGCTGGGGGTGACGATCGCCCGCCTGCGCGAGATGTCGGAGGCGGGCGAGCTGACGGCCGAGCGCGTGTTCGGCGCGTTGGAGAAGAAGGCCGCCGACGCCGACCGCATGTTCGCCGCCATGCCGGCGACCGTGCAGCTGGCATCCGGCCAGGCGGCAGCCGCCTGGACCGAGTTCGCGGCCTCCATCGACAGCTCGCTCGGCCTCAGCCGGATGCTGGCCGAGAGCCTGCAGGGCGTCGCCCGCCTGCTGCGCGGCCTGACACCGGCCAGCAAGGAAGCAACCGTGGCCGGCCTGCGCGCGTCGCGCTCGGCCCTGGAAAAGCAGCTCGACACCGAGGGCATGCGTGCACTCCAGGCCGAGCTGGCCGAGATGCGCCGCAACCCCGAGGCCTACGGGGCCGAGATCGCGTCGCGCGAGAAGCTGCTGGCATCCCGCCAGAAGGAGCTGGCGGCGATCGAGGCCAAGATCCGGGCGCTCGACGGCGAGGTCGCGGCCGAGCAGGAAGCGACATCCGCCCGCGACCTGGCCGAGCGCACCGTGGCGGCGGCGACGAAAGCATCGCTGGCCAAGGCCAAGGCCGACAAGGAACAGCTCGCCGCCCAGCAGGCGCTCGACCGCGTGCTCTCCAACCTCAACCCGAAATACAAGGCGGCCAAGGATTTCTCCGACGCCGTAATGCGGCTGGATGAGGCGCTCCAGGACGGCGCCATCTCGGCGGCCGACCACGCGAAGTATGTGGCACTGGCGGCCAAGGCCCAGGACGATGCCGGCAAGAAAGCCGACGGGCTGGGCCGGAAGCAGAAGGAGCTGAAGCTCACCTACGACAAGCTCCACCCCTCGATCCGCGAGGCGACCGAGGCCGCGCTCGAGCACGAGCGGCGGATGGCGTCGGGGTCCAAGGAATATGCCGCCGTCATCAAGGCCGAGGAGGAGCTGGCCGACAAGCTGACCCAGGAAGCGGTGCCCGCCTGGGAGCGGACGCGCCAGAAGCTGGCCGAGTACCAGGGATTGCTGGAGCGCGGCCGGATCGGGCCCGAGGTCTACGCCTACCATGTCGACCGCCTGACCCGGTCGCTGGAAGACCAGGACCCGGCCTTCAAGGCGGCCCAGAAGGCGGCCGAGGACTACCAGAAGGAGCTGGACCGCGTCATCGGCCGCTCGACCGACCGCATCGTCGATTTCGGCGCCGACACGCTGTTCGACGTGCTGTCCGGCAAGGCCAGCGACTTCTGGGAAAACTTCAAGGATTTGGGGCTGCGCGCGCTGTCGCAGCTTGCGGCCGAGGCGGTGTTCCGGCCGCTGGTGCAGCCGCTGGTCGCCGACATCGTGCGCGGCGCGCCGGGCCTGTTCGGCATCTCCGGCATCCCCGGCTACCAGTCGACCGGCGGTGCCACCGGCGGCGGCATCTCCATCCCCGGCCTCGGCACGGTCGACCTGGGCGGCATCGGCGCCTGGCTGAAGACGCCCTTCGCGAACTTCGGCGGCGGGTCGTCGGTGGGCAGCGCCTACTACGGTACCGAGGCCACCTTCGGGCCCGGCTCCGCCACGCCCTGGGGCGGCGGCGGGGCCGGTGGGGCGGCCGGCATGCAGGGTGGTTGGTCGATCGCGCCGGCCGACATCCTGGGCCCGATCGCGGCCGCCTTGCCGGGGCTGCTGTCGGGCAACTTCGCCCAGGCGGGCCTGGGGGCGGGTGGCGCCATCCTCGGCAATTTCCTGCTGCCCGGCCTGGGCGGCGTGCTGGGCGGCATCGCCGGCAACCTGCTGGGCGGGCTCTTCGGGAAGAAGCCCTCGAACAAGGGTGCGGCCTACAGCTTCTTCCTGGATGAGGATTTCTCGACCGAGTACCAGGGCACCAAGCACGCCGACAGCCGCGCCCTGGTCGAGGGCTTCGCCGACGACCTGCAGACCGCCCTGGTGCGCGCCGAGCAGCGCTACGGCGTCGACCGTGCCACCGACGGCACGGTGATGGGCACCATCTACGGCCGGAAGGAGGGCGGCCGCTTCTTCTACGACGCGGGCGCCCGCGACGGCGATTCGGTCGAGGACCGCAGCTACTTCGACTTCGACCCCAAGGACGAGGCGCAGGTGAAGGCCGCGGCGGAAGGCGTCGTCGTCCGCGCCATCCGCGACGGCTTCGTGGCTGCGGGCGAGGACCCGGCCGCCACCCAGTCGGCCCGCGACGTCGCGGTGGCCATGCAGGCGAGCGTGGCCCGCACCTTTGCCGAGCTCGACACGGAACTGGCCTTCGCCCGCGGCTTCGACGCCTTCGCCCGGCTCGGCAGCGGGGCGATCGACAAGGTCACTTTCGCCACCGAGCAATTCACCGAGAAGGGCCGCGCCTCGGCCGAGGCGGTGGGGGCCAACGCCCGCGCCTATCTCGACCAGGCGCAGAAGCTGAGCCTCGGCGGCGAGCTCCTGGAAAACGGCATGAGCCGCGCCGACGCGGCCATGCGCGGCTATGTCGAGAGCTTGCTGTCGGGCGAGCCGGCGCTGGAGGGCATGGCCGCCGTCGAGGCCGAGCGCATCGGCTACGTCACCCGCCTCAGCGAGGTGCTGGTCGACCTCGGCTACTCGACCGAGCGGGCGGCCGAGATGGCCGGCGCTGCCGGGCAGAAATTCGTGGCCGATGCCCAGGCGGTGCTGGACCAGGTGGCCCAGGCGGCCCAGCAGGCGCTCGTCTCGGCCTCCATCGGCATCCAGACCGCCATCAACCAGGCGATCAACCCCGCCTACCAGATGTCGGCCTACGACCTGTTCCGGCAGCAGGGCCTCGACCCGAGCTATTCCGGCTCCACCGGCGGCTACGGCCGCCTGTTCGGCCTGGTGTCGGGGGCGGCCACCGGCGACGCGGCGGCCCTGCAGCAGGTGGGCGAGCGGCTGACCGCCAACCTGGGTGCCGGCCACCTCTCGCAGTCCCAGGTCGGTGCCATCCTGGGCTACGCCACCAGCGCCTACGGCCGGGCGGCCCAGCCCGTGTCGGGCGGCTACCAGCCCGCCAACGACAATGGCGGCGGCGGGGCTTCCTCGGGCGGCGGCGGCACGGGCGGTGGTGGCGCCGACAATTCCGCCCGCGACGCGATCAATGCCCAGATCCAGGCGCAGCGCGAACTTGCCCAGTCCACCGCCGAGCTGATCCGCGCCCAGGAGCGGCAGCGCGACAGCTACGCCCAGTTGGCCGAACGCACGGCCAAGTTTCGGCAGTCCCTGCTGCTGGCCGATGGCCTGTCGCCGCTGACGCCCTGGCAGCAGCTCCAGGAGGCTGAGCGGCAGTATGCCGCCACCGTCGCCCGGGCCCAGCAGGGCGACGAGGCGGCGATCGCCGACCTGGAGGGCGTCACCCGGACCTTCCTGGAGAAGTCGCGCAACTACTGGGCCAGTTCGTCGGGCGAGCTCACCCGGTCGAGCCGCTACCAGGAGGATTTCGCCCGCGTCCAGCGCGACACGCTGTCGGTCGAGCACAAGGCGCGCGACCTGCAGGCGGCCGCCGTCGCCCAGTTGACGACCCTGAATGCCAAGGCGGGGTCGATCGAGGCGGCCATCATTGCCCTGGGCGCCCAGCTGTCGGGGCTTTCCAGCGGCGGCGGGTCCGGCGGCGGGGGCGGTGGTGGTGGGGGAGGGGGCGGCAGCGCGCCCGTCACCCCGGCTGCCGGCTACTACCTCAACCAGGCCGGCGCCCTGACGCAGATTCGCTTCGGCCGAGAATCCCTCGGGCGCGGCGCCAACGAGGACGTGGCCACGTTCATGGCCCGCAGCTTCCGCGGCTACACCGGCGCCCAGACCGAGGACGCGGCCTATGCCTGGATGCAGGAGCCGCACCCCTCGGGCCTGTCCGGCCTGTCGCGGCTGGAATACTTCGCCGCCGCCCGCCGCGCCGGCTTCGGCGGCGCCTTCGGCGGTGCGGACCACACCAACTGGCTGAACGCCGATGCAACCGGCGTCGAATGGCGCGACTTCATCGACCGCCTGCGCGAATACGCGACCGTCCCGGTCGGCTTCTGGGCCGGCTTCGGCGGCCCGGCCAACTACCGCCTAGGCGGGGTCTTCGGCGGCGGCAACGTCATCCCCTTCCCTGGCCGGCCGCCGACCGGCGCCGTGATCGGCCAGCCGACCCTGTTCGACATCGGCCGGATGGGCGAGGCGGGGGAGGAGGCGATCATGCCGCTCGCCCGCACCGGCGGCGGCGAGCTGGGCGTGCGCGCGGTGGGCGGCGACGATCGCGGCCTGGCCGCGGCCTTGGCCCGAATCGACCAGACCCTGGCCGACATCCTGCGTGAGCTGCGCGAGGACAAGATCCAGCGCGCCGAGGCCACCCGCCAGATCGTCCGCGCCGAGATGGCGACGCTGGAGGCGGTGCGGCGCAACCGGCCACCCCTGATCGATGCCGGCCCCGGCCGGAGGATGACCGTCTGATGGCGACCGATCGCGTGTTTCTGGTGGAGATGGAAGGGTGGAACCCCACCACTTCGGCCGTCGAAACCCTCTATTGGACGGACGGCGGTGGCCTGCAGACCGAGGAGGGGGACGACCCGTCCGACGAGTTCTATGAGCCGTATCTCGTCGTGCCGCCCGGCCGGCTCTACAAGCGCAGCCTGTTCGCGGACGGCCGCACCGGCGGCGGCACGCAGGTCGAGATCGCCGACGGCATCGCCATCGCCAACACCGGCGGCCAGTGGGACCACCTGGCCGAGTGGGGCTGGGACGGCCGGCCGTTTCGCCTCTACAAGCTCGACGCCGGCCAGGCGCGGGGCGACGCCGTCCTGCTGCTGTCGGGCGTGGTCGAGCAACTGCTGCCGGTCTACGAGGCGAAGGCCGGCGAGGTCGACAGCCGCCTGGTGATCCGCCTCAAGGATCCGCTGTCGCGCTTCGACCAGCCCCTGCAGCCGTACAAGTACCTGGGCACCAATGTCGGCCCGGACGGATTCGAGGGGACCGAAGAGGACCTGAAGGGCCAGCCTCGCCCGATCGGCTATGGCGTCTGCCGCGAGGTGCCTGCCCGGCCGGTCAACACGTCGCTGCTGGTCTACCAGGTGGCCGATGGCGCGGTGGCTGAGATCTCCAGCGTCTACGACAAGGGCGTCATGCTGACGCTCGATACCGACTATGCCACGCCGGCCCTGCTGGCGGCGGCGACGCCGGCGCCGGGCGAGTATGCCACCTGCCTGGCCTATGGCCTGTTCATGCTGGGGGCGACGCCGGCCGGCGCGATCACGGCGGATATCTCGACGGTCGGCTCGCCCCTGCCGTCCGGCAACGCGGTCGAGCTGGATGGCGCCGGCGGCAACTACCACCGCGCCGGTGCCGTCTCCGGGGCGGCCGCGACCGATCGCGGCTTGGCGTCGCTGTGGTTTCGGGTCGACGACGGTGATGGGTTCGCGCGCACCCTGGTCTCGCTGCGCGATGCCAACTTCCAGCATGCGTTCGCCCTCTACCTCAACAGCGCCAACAAGCTGGTGGGCGAGTGGCTGAATGCCGCCGGCGGCAGCAACGGCAACGTCATCTCGACGGCCACCTATCCCGCCGGCGGCGGGTGGCACCACCTGGTGCTGGCCTGGATCTTCGGGCCGGTCCCGTACATCGCGCTGCGGGTGGACGGCGGGAACCAGACCAATGCCGGCGTGGATGCCAATGGGCTGTTCGCGCCGCTCGGTACCGGCTGCCGCATCGGTGCCCAGGGGGCCGTATTGCCCAGTCAGCCGTTTCCGGGCGCGCTGGCCGAGGTGTGGATCGGCTGGGGGCAGTTTCTCGACATCACCGTCAGTGCCGGCGTCGAGCGGTTTCGCACGCTGTCCGGCTATCCGGCCGATCTCGGCCCGACCGGGGCGCGGCCGACCGGCACGTCGGCCACCATCTATCTGCGCGGCGGCCCGGACGTCTTCGGCAGCAACCTCGGCACGGGCGGGGATTTCGTGCGGGAGGATACGGCAGCGCTGGCCACCAGCACGCCCTATGCGCCGCCGCCGGCCTCGCCCTCGCTGGTGACGGCGGCCGAGATCATCCGCGACATCGCCCGCGCGCGGGCCGGCGTGACCGAGGATGAGATCGACGGCCCCGCCTTCGACCAGGCGATGCTCGACGCGCCGGAGCCGATCGGCCTGTGGGTGGGCGAGGAGCGCACCGTGCGCGAGGTCCTCGACGAGGTCGCGAATTCGGCCGCGCTCGCCTACTGGTGGCGGTCGGACGGCAAGCTGACGCTGGCGAGATTCCGCGCGCCCACTGGCCCGCCGGTGGCGACCATCCAGATGTCGGACACCCTCAGCCTGGCCCGCCAGCCGGTAACCGACACGGGCAACGGCCTGCCGGCCTATTCCGTCGTCGTCGAGCATTCGCCGATCTACCAGGTGCAGGATGGCGGGGCCCTGGCCGACAGCGTCGACACGGCGCGCCGGGCCTATCTGGCGACCGAGTTTCGCCGGGCCGCCCCCACCGCCGACAACAGCGTGCGGGTGCGCCACCTGTTGGCGCCGGAGCTGACCTGGCAGACGCGGATCTCCGAACCATCGGCCGCCGATGCCTTCGCCGCCGACCGCCTGGCGGTCTACAGCCGGCGCCGCGCCCGGTGGCTCGACCGCGTGCCGCTGACCGACGCGATGGCGGCGATCGAGCCGTTCGACGTGGTCGAGCTGCGCGACGATCGGCCCAGCCCGCGCTTCGGCTTGGGCGGCGGCAAGCTCTTCCGGGTGCTGGGCATCGACCCGGCCTGGCGCGATCGCACCATCGAATTCGACCTGTGGGGCGGCGTGGCCGAGCTGCGCGGGGACGATCCCATCCAGGGCTGGGCCTTCCCGGTCGGCCGGGTCGGCGGCCTGCGCGGGGCGGGCTTCGTCGGCTGGAGCTTCGCCATCGGCCGGGTCGGCAACATCACGGGTTCGCCGATCGTCGGTTGGACCTTCCCGGCCGGCACCGTGCAGCCGGCCGACCTGCTGACCACCGAGGCCGGCGACCCGCTGGTGACCGAGGCCGGCGACAACCTGATCGTGGAGGAGTGACCCATGCGTGGATGGTGGCCGAAGGGCGCGGAAGCCGTGCTCAACAAGGAAATAGACTTCGACACGGACACGCTGAAGGTGGCCCTGCTGGCGGCGACCTATGCCTACAACGCGGCCCATGATTTCTACAACGACATCAGTTCGGCCGTCGTCGGGACGCCGCAGACGCTGACCAGCGTCACCAAGGCGGGCGGCGTGCTGGATGCGGCCGATTCGCTGTTCGCCGCCCTGGTCGGGGCGGAGGTGGGGGCGTTCGCGATCTACAAGGATACCGGCGTCGCCGGCACATCGACCCTGCTGATCTTCATCGACGACTATGCCGGCCTGCCCTTCACCCCGGACGGGTCCGACCTGCCGATCGTCTGGCCATCGGCCGGCATCATGACGCCGGCGCTGGCGGCCTGATGCCATGACCAACTACGCATTTTCCGACCTGCCGCCGAGCGCCGGCCTGGCGGACGCGGATCTGTTCGCCGTCACCGACGATCCGGCGGGCACGCCCGCCAGCCAGAAGGCGACGGCCGCCCAGGTGGCGGCCTACGTCCATGCCGAAACCTCGGACATGACCGAGGCGACGGTGGCCGGCGGCGGCGACTTCGTGCCCGCGAGGGTCAGCGGCAACACGCGCAAGCTGGCCATCCAGACCATCCTGCAGACCCTGCGCAGCCTGACGTCGCTCGGCAGCAACGTCGATCCGGCCGACCGGCTGCTGATCACCGACGAGAGCGCGGCGGGCGACCCCGCAAAGTATGTCGACTACGAGAGCTTCATGGCCTCGATCAAAAACCTCCCGGAGGCGACGGTGCCGCCGTCCGACGGGAAGTTGCTGATCGTGGACAGCGGGGCGTCGGATGCCTTCTGGACGTCGCTGCCGAACCTGCTGGCTGGCATCGACAACACCAGCCTGTTTGCCGCCTTCGCGGCCACCATCGACGGCGCCGCCGACCGGATGTTCTATTGGGACGACAGCGCCGGGGCGATCCGCGGGATCTCGCCCGACCAGCTGGGCCAGGTGCGCCAGACCATCTGGGTGCCGGCGCGGGCATGGAAGCCGCGCACGACCAACGGCCCGGCCGAAGGCAATACGGAGCTGTCCACCAACAAGCGGATGGTGGTCAGCCTCGATTTCGACGCCTCCGTGCAGGAATATGCCGAGTTCTCGGCCTGGTTGCCCAAGAGCTGGGACCTGTCGAGCATGGCCTACCGGGCTGCCTGGACGACGGCGACCGGGTCGGGCGGCGTCACTTGGTCGGTCGCTTGCCGGGCGGACAGCGACGATGATGCCCTCGACCAGGCGATGGGTACGGCTGTGCTGGTGACCGACACGCGGATCGCGGACAACGACCTGCACATCACGGCCGAGAGTGCTGCGCTCAACGCTGGCGGCACCCCGGCCGAACTGGACCTGGTGACGTTCGTCATCAGCCGCGCGGTGGGCGATGGCGGCGACACCAAGACGGGTGACGCCAAGTTCCTGGGCCTGCACCTCTACTTCAACACCCGGTTCCGGAGCGACGTGTGAGCGGCGTGATCGCCCGGCGGCGTGCACGCCGCCTGACCGCGGCCGAGCTGGCGGCGGTCATCCTGCCCGCGGCCCTGGCCGCACCGGCCATCATCGTGCCGCGGCGCCTGCTCTACTACCGCGGCCGCTGGAACGGTCCGGGGGATTTCGCGGGCCAGGTGCTGATCGAGGGGCGGGCCGACGCCCGCACATGGCTCGATATCCAGGCGCTGCTGGATGGCGGCTGGGATGGCCAGCCGACGACGGCGATGTTCGGGCTGACGCATCTGGCCGGGTTTGGCGTCGGCGGCAGCATCACCGTCATCCCGGGGTCGCAGACCTACACGGCGTCAGGCTCGCAAGATATCCCCAACTTCAACCGCTACGAGGGCGCTGTCTGGGCTTCCGGCGGGGGTGGCGGCGGCGCCATCACGGGGTCCGGGGCGACCAATGGCGGGGCGGGCAACCCGTCGTCCTTCGCCTCGACCACGCCGGTGGCGGCCAACGGCGGGGGCGCCGGCCAGGTCGCGATCAGCGGCAACGGCGGATCGTCCTCGGGCGGCACGGCATCGGGCGGCGACACCAACACGACCGGCGGCGGCGGGGCCGCGGGCACCACGTCGAGCGGTGCCGGCGGGACCGCCCCGTCCGGCACCGGAACCCTGCTCGGCACCCTGACGGGCGGCACCGGCGGGGTGGCGCGGGGAAGCAATGCCACCGGCGACGTGGGTGTCGCCCCTGGCGGCGGCGGCAGTGGCGGCAAGGATGGCACCAACGATGCCGGCGGCGGCGGGGCCGGTGGCTTCGCCCTCAAACTGTGGGCGACCCCGGGCGCGTCCGGGGCACCCTCGGCCGGGGCGACGATCACGATCACGGTCGGCATCGCCGGCACGGCCGGCGGCGGCAGCAGCGGCCGTGCGGGCGGCGCCGGCGGTCGCGGCGAAGTGCGCACGCAGTGGGATTGAGGAGGGCAGGATGGTCGAGCGGCTGGAATATGGGTGGGTGGCGCCGGACCCCGAGACGGGGCGGCTGATGATCGTGCGCACCGAGGGCGGCAAGAGCCGCCTGCGCGTGCGGCCGGAGACGGTGGCCCCGGCCGAGACGCAGGACTATCGCGCGCCCTGGCGCAGCGAGGATGGCACCCGCGAGGGCGAGATCATCGGCAAGCTCTACATCGCGGCCAAGGTGCTGGCGGCCGAGGTCAAGCTGGGGGCGGCCGGCCGGCCGGAAGCCCGCCCGATCGAGACGGGCGAGCCGCCCGTGCCAGGGCCGGGCCAGCGCCTGGTGGGGCCGCTCTACCGCATCGGCCCGGAGACGATCACGCGCTACTGGGAGGTCGAGGACCGGCCGCTCGACGAGCTGCGCGCCGAGCGGGTGGCCGAGATCAAGGCGGCGATGGTCGAGCGCATTAACGATCGCCTGCTGGAGACGGACGACGCCGGCGACATCCGCGCGGCCGGCCGGGCCGCCCTGGCGGCGATCGCCGACGCCAAGAATGTCCAGGCGGTGGCCCAGGTGGCGGTGGCCTGGCCGGGTGCGGCCGCGGCGCCGGACGCGGCGGGCGAGGGCTAGGCCGTGGCCAACTGCCTGCTGGGCTATCGCAACTGGGCGGCGCGCGGGGCGCTGTCCGGTGGGTCGTGGCGGGCCAGCCGGCCGCTCGCCAGGCTGCAGGACATCGTGCTGGCCAAGGTCGCGCGCTCGACCGATGCCACCACCGGCTCGACCATCGTCCTGGTCGACCTGGGCGTCGCCCGGCCCGTGCGCATCATGGGGGTGGTCGGCCACAATCTGGGCCTGGCGGCGACGCAGCGCTGGCGGGGGGCGACCAGCCAGGCCAACCTGACGGCGGCCCCCGGCTACGACAGCGGGGCCGAGGCGGTGTGGCGCGGCACCGACACGCCCGATCTCAACACCGACGAGGCGGGCGAGCCGATCCATCGGCCGGTCGCCCTGTCGGTCGCGGCCGCCGACCAGTCCTGGCGCTGGTGGCGCCTGGATATCGCCGATACCGGCAATGCCGCGGGCTATGTCGAGCTGGGCTATCTGATGCTGTGGGCGGCCTGGCAGCCGACGCGCAATTTCAGCTACGGCAAGAGCCTCGGGCTGGAGACGGGCACGATCCGCGAGGAATCGATCGGCCTGGTGGAAACGCACGATCGCCGCGCCAGCCGGCGGACCGAGAAATTCGCGATCGAGAACCTGCTGCCGGCGGACGCCAAGATCGCGCTCCGCATCGAGCGCGAGCGCGATCTCGACCGGCCGATGTTCTGGCTGCCCAACCCGGCCGCCCCGGAGGAATGGCTCGACCGGGCGTTCCTCGCGCGGATGACCGTGCTGGGGCCGCTCGACAATCCGACGCTGCGGCGCGAGCGCAGCGTCTGGGATCTCCGCGAAGTGGCAGGGGGGTGACGATGGCGGTGACACTCGTGCCGGCGCCGCCGGCGCCGAAATGGTGGCAGCCCCTGGTCGGACCGATGTTCGGCGCCCTGCTGTCCGGCGTCGTCACCGGCGGCGGCATGATCTGGGCGACGGCGACCGAGCGGGCCGAAACCCGCTCCACTCTCAACCGCGTCGAGGAGACGATGCGCGGGCTGTCCGGTCGCGTCATCGCGCTCGAGATCTCGGACCGCGAGGGGCTGCTGATCCCCGGCCGGTTGGACGGCCACGCCGGCCGCCTTGGCACGCTCGAGCAGCAGCAGCGCGAGGCCCAGCAGCTCGACCGCTCGACCAACGGCCGCCTGACCGCGATGGAGACGTCGATCAAGGCGATCGAGGGCCGGCTGGGCGAGATGGTGATCGAGCTGCGCGGCATCCGCGATGGCCGCCGGGCCGGCGCGACGCCGGAGCGCGAGCCCTCGTTCCGCCAGAACTGACACCCCGCCGCCGCGGCGGGTGATCCGCGGCACACCCTGACGGAGACTGAAGATGTCCAACCTGCTGAAGCGCGGGGCCGCCGCCCTGCGCGCGTCCTGGGCGCGTGCGGCCTTTGCCGCTGGTGTGATCGGGGCCCTGCTGCTCTTTGCCGGCGACCCGATCGTCGTGCGGGAGCTGGCCCTCAACCTCGTGCGGGCAGCGGCCGTGCTGCTCACCTTCGAGGGCTTCGTGCGCTACTCGACCCGCCGTACCAGCGAGTCGGTCGGGCCGATCGCGCTCGGCTGGTCGACCGCCTCGCCGGCGTCGTCGCCGCCCGGCCGGGAGGCGGACATGCCGCCGCGCCGCCGCCTGCGCTTCGCCGATCTCTTCGTCAAGATCTGGCGCGACCCCAGTGCCCTGCCGCTCGCCATCTTCCTGGTCGGCAATCTGGCCGTCCGCGGCGGCCTCGTGATCGCGGTGTGGCAGTGA